GGCCAGCGCCCCGAGCGACCAGCCGATCCCGCCGCCCGCCGCGCGGTGCAGGAGCTGCGGCACGGCGCCGGGATCGGCTGGTCGCTCGGGGCGCTGGCCATCGCCGCGCTCGTGCTGGCGCCGGTCGTGGCGGTCGCGGTCATGGCGCTGAACCCGACCGACAACATCTGGCCGCACCTGATCGCCACGACCCTGCCGCGCTACCTGACCAACACGCTGATCCTTGCGCTCGGGACCGGGCTGATGGCGGCGGCGACCGGGGCCGGGGCGGCCTGGCTCGTCACCATGTTCCAGTTCCCCGGCCGCCGCGCGCTCGAGTGGATGCTGCTCATGCCGCTGGCCGTGCCGGCCTATATCGGCGCCTATGCGCTCGCGGATTTCCTCGACTATTCCGGCCCGGTGCAGACCGCGCTGCGCGAGGCGATGGGCTATGCCTCGGCCCGCGACTACTGGTTCCCGCGCATCCGCTCGATCGAGGCGGCGATGGTGGTGCTGGCCGCCTCGCTCTACCCCTACGTCTACCTGCTGGCCCGCGCCGCCTGGCTCGAGCAATCCGCCTCGGCCTACGAGGCTGCGCGCGCTCTCGGCACCGGCGGCTGGGGTTTGTTCCGCCGGGTGGGCCTGCCGCTGGCGCGGCCCGCCATCGTCGCCGGCGCCGCGATCGCGATGATGGAGTCGGTCGCGGATTACGGCGTGGTGAGCTATTTCGGCGTGCAGACCCTGAACACCGGCATCTTCACCACCTGGCTCGAGGGCCAGAACGCCGGCGGGGCGGCGCAGATCGCGCTGGTGATCCTGGGGCTCGTGGCGCTGATCATGCTGCTCGAGCGGGCGGGGCGGCGGCGGGCGCGCTATCACCAGAGCGCCCGGCATCCCCGTCCGGTGATCCGCACCCGCCTGACTGGCCTCGCGGCGGCGGCGGCGACGCTCGCCTGCCTCGCGCCGTTCCTCGTGGGCTTCGTGCTGCCGGTGGCGGTGATCGGGCACTACGCCATCGCCTATCCGCAGGGCTGGTTCGGGCCGGGGCTGGCCAAGGCGCTCAGCCACACGCTGACGCTGGGCGGCGGGGCGGCGGTGGTCACGGTGCTGGCGGCGATGTTCATGGTCTACGGGGTACGGCTGTCGGGGCTGCGCCTGCCGCGGCTGCTTCTGCCGGTCACGACCATCGGCTACGCCGCCCCCGGTGCGGTGCTGGCGGTGGGCATCCTCTTCCCGCTCGCCGCGCTCGACCACCGGGTCGCCGATGCGATCGAGGCGCTGACCGGGCACGACCCCGGGCTGCTGCTGACCGGCACCGGCTTCGCCATCATCGTGGCCTATGTGGTGCGGTTCTTCGCGCTGGGGCAGGGGGCGCTCGACGCGGCCTTCACCCGCGTGCCGCCGTCGCTGCCGATGGCGGCGCGATCGCTCGGGCGCGACGCGGGCGGCGTGCTGCGCGACCTCTACGTGCCGCTGATGCGCGGCTCGGTCGCCTCGGCGCTGCTGGTGGTGTTCGTGGACTGCACGAAGGAGCTGCCGGCGACGCTGCTGCTGCGGCCCTTCAACTACGAGACCCTCGCCACGCGGGTGCATGAAAAGGCGAGCCTCGAGGATCTGGGCAACGCCGCGCCCGCTGCGCTGCTGGTGATGGCGGTGGGGCTGGTCGCGGTGGCGCTGCTGGCCCGCACCAACCTTGGCCGGGGGCGCGGCTGAGCGCGCTTGCGCCGCGGCGCCGCTGGTCCTATCTCGGGGCGGCGCCGGCTTAGCTCAGTGGTAGAGCGTCTGATTTGTAATCAGGGGGTCGGGGGTTCAAATCCCTCAGCCGGCACCACCACAACCCGCTGAAATCGCACAATTCCCTTGTATTGCTGGGCAAATCCACGTTATTCGACCCCAAAATCGACCCCAAAACGGAGCTGGGAAGATGGCGGGCAAGGTTCGGTATCTGCACTACAAGCGCGGACGCTACAGCGCCCGTCTGGTTGTCCCTGCTGACCTCCGCCGGTTCATTGGCGGCAAGACCGAGCTGACCAAGGCGCTCGGCGCTGATCGTCGCCAGGCGCTGCGCGACCTTCCCGGCGCGGTTGCCCTGCTACAGCATGAGATCGCTCAAGCAGAACGCCACGCAGCGCAGGCAGGCAGCCGTGCAGTGCAGCCGGGGCGCTATCCCCTAGACCCCGGCCAACTTGCCGCGTCGTTGTATGCGCAGCGTCTGGCCGCTGACGATGCGCTGCGGAACGATGCGCGATGGCCCGGTATCGGCATTGATGATCTGCACGTCGCCAAGTTGCGCGATGCGATCGCTGGCAGATTGCCGGATGCAAAGCTGCACGAGCTGGTCGGGTCGCAGATCGAGCGTTTCCGCGCCTCTGGCAACCTGACCGCAGCGACCGGTTCCGACGAATGGCGCACCATTGCCCGTGCGCTCGCGGTCGGAGAGTATGAGGCGCTGGCCCGCATGATGGAGCGCGACGAGGGGGATTACACTGGCAAGGCCGAACACCCGCTGATCGTGGGTGCTGAACCTGTCCCGGACGAAACCCAGCGGGTCAGCATCAAGCGCCTATGGACAGATTACATCGCCGGTCGGCAACAGATCGGGTCCATGCGCGACGGCGGCAAGCGGCAACAGGCGGTCATCGACAGCTTCCTGAAACACCTACGGCATGAGGACGCTGCGCGCGTCACCCGCAAGGACGTGCTGGACTGGCGCGAAAAGCTAATGGCGGAGAAGTCGGCGAAGACCGTGAGCGACATTTACCTGTCCACGATCCGCAGCCTTTTCGCGTGGGCTGTGGAGAACGAGCGCCTGAAAGTGAACGTCGCGGCCACGGTCAAGCAGCCCAAGCCGCGCCGGGTCCGCGCGCGTGAAGCTGGATATACCGACGCCGAGGCCGTCGCCGTTCTGATCGCAGCACGAACCTATGAGCCGAACGCCGATGAAACGGGCCGCATCCGCGAAACGCCCGAGGCGGTGCGCTCTAAGCGATGGGTGCCGATCCTGACTGCGTTCTCGGGTGCCCGAGTGTCGGAGATCACGCAGCTACGAAAGCAGGACGTGAGGAAAGAGGGTGATGCCTGGGTGATGCGGATCACGCCGGACGCCGGGACGGTCAAGGCGGGTGGATACCGCGACGTGCCGCTGCACCCGCAGATCATCGCCGAAGGGTTCCTGACGTTTCTGGAAGGGCAGGGGGATGGGCCGCTATTCCACAGTGCTACAGACCCGGCGCGATACGCCGCAGCGGCGCAACGGCGCTCGAACAAGTTGGCGAACTGGTTGCGCGATAGCGGGCTGACGCCCGAGGGACTGCAACCCAATCACGCATGGAGGCATCGCTTCAAGACGCAGGCCCGGACCCTTGGAGTAGGCGACCGGGTTGCCGACGCTCTTCAAGGTCACGCACCAAAGACCGCCAGCGACAACTACGGCGACGTTACGCTCGACGCGCGGATCGCGGCGATCAACCGGCTACCCTCCTACAAGCTGACCTAACTTTTCTCTTGACTCACTGAAATCAGGTCTTCCGCACTGATTCGCAATGTGTTATATCATAACACGTTGTTAACGAGTGAGTGTTTGGTTCATGGGTCTGCCTCAACGCCTCGCCCGTGCTTTCGGGCGGGGCGCTTCTACTGAAACAAAGGCCGTCACCCTGACGGACCCCGCCGCGCTGTCGCTGTTCGGTATCCAGCCGACCGCCAGCGGCATCCACGTCAGCGCTGCCAGCGCCATGCGCGTTCCTGCCGTCGCCTGCGCCGTGGGTCTGATCGCCGAGACGACCGGCGGTCTGCCGTTCAAGCTCTTCGCCCGTGAAGGTAAGTCAGCGCTTACTGACCACCCGGCTTATCGTCTGATCCACGACGAGGCGAACCCGTGGACCAGCGCCGAGGAACTGCGCGAACAGATCACCACCGACGCCCTACTGCGCGGTCACGGCTATGCGCTGGTGATCCGCAACGGCATGGGCGATCCGCTGGAACTGCACCGGCTGGACCCCGACACCGTGACGCCCGAGACGACGCAAGACGGCGAGCCGGTCTATCGCGTCCGTCAGGCCAACGGCGGCGACCGTCTGCACCCCTACACCGAGATTCTGCACTTGACCGCGTTCGGCGGCGTCAGCCCGATCACGCTGGGGCGCGAGGCCATTGGGCTTGCTATCGCGGCCGAAAGCCACCTGTCCGGGTTCCACGCCAACGGCGGGCGCCCGAGCGGCATCATCAAGCACCCCGGCAAGCTAGACGCCGATGCCGCGAAGAAGATCACCGCGAGCTGGTTCACCTCGCACGGCGGCAACAAGGCGGGCGGCACGGCCTTGCTGGACGAGGGCATGGATTATCTGCCTGTCACCGGCACCCACGCCGACGCGCAATTCCTCGAAAACCGGATCGAGCAGGTGCGCGAGATCGCCCGCATCTTCCGGGTGCCGCCGACGCTGCTGATGGAGCTGACGCGCGGGACGTGGAGCAACACCGAAGAGATGGGCCGTCAGTTTCTGACCATGACCCTGCGCCCTTGGCTGAAGCGCTGGCAGGCGGCTTATTCCCGCGTCCTGCTAACCCCGGATGAACGCCGGGCGCTCTATGTCGAAGCCGTGGTCGATGACCTGCTGGCCGTGGACTTCGCCACCCGTGCGACCGCCTACGGGCAGTATCGCGCGGCGGGCGTCCTGACCGCCAACGAGGTTCGCAGCGGTCTGAATCTGACCCCGCGCCCGGACGGCGACCGCCTCGACAACCCGCATATCACGACCAGCCCGAAAGGCCCTGACGCATGAACACGACGCACCGGGCGTTCTTCGGTGACGCCGAACACGCCTTCATCCTGACCGATCCGATGATCGAAGAGCTTGAGCGCATCACCGGCAGCGGCGTCGGTGCGCTGTTCTTGCGTCTGGTCGGCAGCCAATTCCACCTGGGCGACCTGACCGCGATCATCCGGCTGGGGCTGATCGGCGGCGGCATGAACCCGCAGCGCGCACAGGAGCTGGTGACGACCTACGCGGTCAACGCGCCCCTCGACCAGACCTTCCCCCTCGCCCTCGACATCATCACCGCCCGCTGGTCGGGCGTCTCGGAGATCGCAGCATGAGCGACCGTCTGGAACTGAAAGCCGCCGTCACGGTCGAAGCAACCGGCGAGATCACCGGCATCGCGTGGCCCTACGGCAGCGCGGATCGCGTCGGCGACGTGATCGAGAAAGGTGCGTTCACCGCGTCCGCAACCCTGCCGATCCTCTGGGCGCACGACCAGGCCGAGGCCATCGGCGTCTGGGACCAGATCACCGACACGCCCGAGGGTCTGACCGTCAAGGGCCGTCTGCTGATCGAAGACGTCGCCAAGGCCCGCGAGGTTCACGCCCTGATCCGGGCCGGTGCCGTCACCGGCCTGTCGGTCGGGTTCCAGACCAAAGCCGCCACCCCTCGCCAGCGCGGGCGCACGATCACCCGCGCCGAGCTTCACGAAATCAGCGTGGTCGCGGTGCCCTGTCACCCCGGCGCGCAGATCACCGCCCTGAAGGGCAACCCGCAGTCCATCGAACCCAAAGGAGACATGATGGAAAACGAAGACCTGGCCCCCAAGGCCGACACCGTTCCGGCCAACGAAGCGCCGGTCATCGACATCAAGGCTTTCGACGCCATGAAAGCGCGTCTTGAAGCCCTCGAACTGAAGGCGCAGCGGCCCGGCGTAAGCGCCCCTGCTATCGTCGCCAATGACGAGCGCAAGAGCTTCGATGCGTTCCTGCGCACTGGCGACCGCAAGGCGCTGAACGTCGGCACCGCGTCGGCTGGTGGCGTTCTGGCCCCGTCCGACACCTCGTCGGAGATTCTTCAGAAGATCGCCGAATACTCGCCCGTTCGCGGTCTGGCGTCGGTCATCACGATGGACGGCCCGCTGCTGCAACTGCCCCGTCTGGTCAATGACGTGACCGTGGCAGGCGTGACCGAGATGGGCGCGCGCCCGGAATCGGAGCCGACCTTTGAACAGATCGACCTGAAGCCGTTCGAAATGGCCGTGACCATCCCCGTCACCCGCGTCATGCTGGAAGACGCCGCCATGAACCTCGAAGCGTTCCTGACCGGGCATCTGGCCCAGCGGTTCGGCCAGCTCGAAGCCGCCTGGTTCATCAACGGCAACGGCACCACCGCTGCGCAGGGTATCCTGACCGAGACCGCCGTTTCGTCGCGTGACGTGTCGCTGGCCTCTGCCAACGCCCTCGGCGATGCAATCGTGGACACTTTCTACGGCATCAAGAGCGCCTACAGCGCCCGCGCCGCATGGCTGATGAACCGCGCCACGATGGCGCGCGTCCGTAAGCTGAAGGACAGCACCGGCGCGTTCCTGTGGCAGGCGGGTCTGGCACCCGGTCAGCCCGATATGCTGATGGGCCGTCCGGTTTATGAGGCAGTTGACCTCGCTGACCCGGCTGTCGGTGCCACGTCCATCGTCTTCGGTGACTTCGCCGCCGCCTACACCATCGGTGACCGTCGCGGGCTGACGATCCTGCGCGACGACTACACCGGCGCTGCCAATGGCATCGTGAAGCTCCACGCCAGCCGCCGTGTCGGTGGGCGCGTGGTCATGCCCGAGGCGATCACCAAGCTGAAGTTTATCGCCTGATGAACCTGCAGCCCGCACACGAGATCGACCTTCAGCATGGCGGCGCTGCCGTCACGCTCAGGGCGTCTCTGCGGGCTGCAACGGCGCTGTCCGACTACTCTGAGGGCTTTGCCGGTCTGGTCCATGAGATCACTCGGCAGAGCCTGACGGCCACCCGCGCGGTCATCCTTGCCGCCGCGACGGATCGCAGGGAGGCCCGCTCCTACCTGCACCAGACCGCCAGCCTGCCGCTGGCGTCCTTTCTACCGGACGCCCAGGCCGCAGCACTGGCGATCCTCGCCGCCCTCTTCCAAGCAGGTGACGACGCGCAGCAAGATGCGCCGAGCCAAGGCGGCAAGAGCAAGGACACTACGCCCGGCAAGCCGTGGCGTGAGCATTATGCCGACCTCTACAGGTTCGGCACTGGCTGGCTGGGCTGGCCCCCTGAAACGGTCTGGACCGCCAGCCCCGCCGAGCTGTCCGAGGCGTTCGCCGCCCATGCCGACCGGCTGATCGCCATGAACGGCGGCAGCAAGGACGAAGACCCCGCCGACAACGGCGTGAACATCTACACCCCCGAGAAGATGCGCGAGATCGAAGAGCTGGGCTTCGACCCCGCCTTCGACCGTGCCGCCCTGCACAAACTGAAAGCAAGTAACTGATGCCTGTCCTTGATCCCTTCGCCGGTCGCAGCCCCGGTGAGGCTGCCCCCTATGAGAACGCCCAGACGGTCACGCCGAGCGATACCGCCGAGCTGCCGGTGATCCCGGCCCTGATCGCGCTGCCGTCCGATGCAGACATCACCAGCGGCCATGCCGTGCGCGTGGAGATGCTGAACGGTCAGATCGTCACGGTCTGGTTGGCGCACCCCAACGCCTTCGGTTTCGTCGGTGCTGCTGTGCCTGTGCGATGCAAGCGCATCCTCGCCACCGGCACCACCGCCCCGCGCGTCACCCTGTTCTGGTGACGCTGTGTCTCGCCCGGCCCGTCTCTGTTCCTGTGGCGAGATCGTCCCGCATGGCGTGATCTGCGCCTGCCAGCGTGAGGCCACCCGCGCCCGCAACCGTCGCCACGACGCGCGCAGGCCGTCCAGCCGGGAACGAGGCTACACCCGCCAATGGGAGAAAGCCCGCCTCGACTTTCTGCGGCATCACCCGTTCTGCGCCATGTGCGGCAATCCCGCTGATGTGGTCGATCACATCACCCCGCACAGGGGCGACGAAGCGCTGTTCTGGAACTGGTCGAATTGGCAGGCACTCTGCGCCCCTTGCCATAACCGGCACAAGCAGCGTGCGGAAAATCTCACTCGTCGGAAACAGTCCCACGCATCGGTGGACGCGCGCTCACATACGCTGCAAACAAAGAGTCTTTAAACCTATAGTGTCGATCCCGAATTTTTTCAATCTCGGCGCCATATTCGTCAGTTACGAGTTGACCAACATAATGGCTCGCATTGTCTATGCCGTGGTCGAGTGCTGTTTTATAGGCCTCAGTCGTAAATATCTCCCCGTGCCCGTCTTGGTGCTTGGCTAGAGATTTTAGGACGCCCTCCCTTTGCTTTGAGGATAACACAGCGGAACGATATCTGCCCTCAAGCACTGGGTCTCTCTGGTTTTCTGCTATCGACGACAGCACTGCATCAATGTCACTAAGCTCAATCAAAGTCTTCTTCCCTAAAAACGCGTCACGAAGAGCAAATTTGCCGATCAAGTGGACAAGATAAGGATGCCCATTAGCCAGCATTACAACCCTCTCAGTAGCGTCGGCGGAAAATTTTATTGCACCGTTAATTTCGCGCTCAGCAATTCGGATAATTTCAACTAACTCAGAATCCGGCATCGCCTCCAAGGTTATTATAGATCCGGAGAATAATCTATCAGACGACTGATGCTCTCGCATCAGATCTTGAATGTCCTTCGCCACGCCCACAATACAGAATTTGATGCCGGGCGCGTTTGTTGCCAACGCCTTAATAAATCCCGCAAAGCCCGATCGGTCCTGAATTTGGTCAAACTCGTCGATGATGACAAGAAGACCATCCTTACTGACCCCGGAGTCCAAAATGTCCTGTGCAACATTTTCAAACACCCCTCGCATAGACGTGGGCACGGTAACTCGCTCGGCAACTGTCTCTGAGCTTCCGCCAGCTTTGATGTCCCCACCCGTCCCAAATAGTTTGGCTGAGATTGAGGGCGTCAGGTTACTAATCATTTTGGTCGTCTTCGGGAGGTAGTAGAGCCAGCTACCAAGGCCGGCTTCGCGAGTCAAAATAGCAGCCAGCATGTCGTCTATATCTTTTGTCTGGTTGCCACAGGCATGGTAAGCGACAAGAAAATCGAAATGATGGCCCGCCGCTGTCTTAATCCGGTCCATAATTTCGCGATTATCAAATCCGATATTCTGCACCTGCCGGGCCAAAGACGTTTTCCCCACGCCTTTGTTCCCCACTATCGCGATGTTTGCCCCCTCCGCTATGAGTGCGTAGAAAACCTGTTCTAAGTAGTTTGATCGACCTGCGAATCGATCGGGATCGTTGACCTCCTTCGCCGGTTGAAACGCGTTTTCGACGTCTTTGATCGTCAGGGTCTGCATCACGACTTTCCGTATAATTTCGTGAACTGATTTACCATTAGGCGAACTAGCAGTGAATTTCATCCAGTTCTTGCATTGCCGTTTGCTCTTATGATTGCGATTGGGATGGCGATTAACGCTAGGGTGATTAAATGCTGCACTTCCGTCGACATGGAGTTGAGCTCAGGTTGGCATCGCTGGTATTTATGAGGCAGTGAGGGCACGAGTTTGTCAACGTTTGAGTTTGCCTCCCGGGGCTGCTCACGAAGTTTACGTTGTTGCGAGAACCGGCGATCCAAGGCGCGCACAAGACGGCAGGAAAATAGCTTTTCCACGATGCGGAAAAGTGTTATATCATAACAGCACCTGTTGTTGTGAGTGATCCTGTGTCTGTGACCCCCCTTGCCCTGATCCGGGCGCATTTGAATCTCGAAGCCGACCCGGCCGACGACGCCCTGTTGACGCACTACGCCGACGCCGCCGAGGCGTGGGTTGCTGCCTACACCGGGACGCCCTTCGCCGCCTCGCCCCTCGCCACCCAGGCCGCGCTGATGATGGCGGCGCACCAGTTTGAGAACCGCGAGGCGGTATCGTTCGGCAACCCCTACAGCGTCCCGTTCGGCGTGCATGATCTGCTGTCTTCGCTCAAGGCGCGCGTGACCGGGCATGAGGCGGCAGAATGAGCATCACCCGGCAGACCAGCGAAGCAATCGCCAAGCGCCTCGCTGCCATCGCACCCGAGATCAAGGCCAAGGTCGCCCCGGCTGTCCTGAAGGGTGCCGAGGACGTCGCAGAGCGCGCCCGGCAGCTTGCCGAGGCATCGCGCCGGACGGGTGACACCCTCGAAAGCATCGCCGTCACCGGCCCCGGCCAGACAACGCCGCCCTATGCCCAAGGCGGGCAGACCGCGCAGGCGGGTGAGATGCAAGCGCTGGTCACGGTCGGGAACGCTGACGTGCGGACAGCGCACCTGATCGAGTTTGGCACCGTTGAGCGCCGGCACAGGGACGGCACCGCGACCGGCAAGGTTGAAGCCAAGCCGTTCATGCTGCCCGCGTGGCGTCTGGCGCGCGCCCGCGTCGAGCGCCGGATTCAGGGTGCGATCCGGGCGGGTATCAAGGCATCGCTGAAGGGTGGCACCGATGCAGCCTGACGCCGCCCTGCAAACCGCGATCCGGTCGAAGCTGGTCACGTCGCTGGCCGGTCTGGTGGAGCCTGCCGCGATCCGGGTTGGCACGATCCGGCCCGAGGTGTTCCCGGCTGTCGTGCTGTCCATGCCTTCGGTCGAGATCAACGGGCGCGCATCGGGCGGGCAGACCGTCGCGGACCTCGACATGATGCTGCACGTCTGGAGCCACGACACCGACGCCGAGACGGCCCAGATCATCGGCGCGGCGATCCTGCGGGCGCTCATGGACGCGCCCAGCTCGCCCGAGCTGCGCTTCGACGGCTGGGACCGTCCCCGGCTGGTATGGGTCGCAGATCCGAAGAACGAGGCCCTGCACGGCGCTGTGGCGCTGTCCTGCGTGGCGAGGTGGCGGGCATGAGGTCCGGGGCGCTTCAACACAAGATCGAGCTGCAACGCGAGGTGGAGACCGTCACCGCTGCGGGTCACGTCCGCAAGCAATGGACCACCTACGCGACCGGCAAGGCCGAGCTGCGGCAGGCCAGCATCTCGGAGTATCTCACCAGCTTCGGCGAGACCGACGCGGGCGCTGGCGTGTTCCTGATCCGCTGGCTTCCCGGCGTCAGCACGTCTGACCGGATCGTGCATGGTGGTCGGGTATGGAACATCAAGGCCATTGCGGAGATCGGGCGCAGGCGCGGCCTAGAGCTAAGGGCAGCAGCCGCATGAGCGTTCATTTGCGCGGCATCAAGCCTGCGGTCAGCCCCGACGCCGAGGCACTGGTGAAGGCCCCGCCCGTCCCGGCGCACCTGTCCACCTGGGCGAAAGCCGAGTGGAAACGCGTCATGCCGCAGCTCATTGCCCGTCGCATCATCACGCGCGCCGATTTGGCGGGCGTCGAGAACTATTGTCTTGCCGCCGGTGCTGTCAGGCAGATCGCCGAGATCATGGCGACCATGCCGGTTCCCGACTTGAAGCTGGGCGGACTGCAAATCCGCTACGCCCAGACCGCGCGCCAGCTTGCCGCAGAATACGGGCTGACCCCGACCAGCCGGGCGAGGATCGGCACCGGCACGGGTGACGATGACGACGGCGACGATCCGCTGAAAGTGTGATCGTGGCAGGCACCTATCCCGAATGGCTCTTCGACGGCAGCACGATCCCTGACCCGCTGGGTCATGGCGACCGTGCCGTGCGGTTCCTGCGGGCGCTCAAGCATCCCGCCAGCACCGCGGCCGGCAATGGGTTCCAGCTCACCGGCTGGCAGGAAAGGATCGTGCGGGCGATCTATGGGCCGAGGCACCCGGACGGGACGCGGATCGTGACCGACGTTTTCCTGCTGATCCCGAGGGGCAACCGTAAGACCTCGCTCGCCGCTGCGCTGGCGCTGTTGCACTTGCTAGGCCCCGAGCGCCTGCCCGGCGGGCAGATCATCTTCGCCGCAGCCGACCGGGAACAAGCAGGCATCGGGTTCCGCGAAGCTGCCGAGATCGTCCGCATGGGCAAGAGCCTGACCCGCGCGACCCGCATCTATGACGCCTTCAACAGCGCGAAGATGATCCGATCGGAGCTGGACGGGTCCACGCTCAAGGCCATTGCCAGCGATGGCCGCGCCCAGCACGGCACCACGCCCTCTTTCGTGCTGGTCGATGAAATCCACGCTTGGCGGGCGTCCGGGCGCGACCTCTGGGAGGCGCTGCAATCGGGCATGGCGAAGCGACCGGGCGGGCTGACCGTGATCGCTACCACCGCAGGGCGCGGGCGCGAGGGGCTGGCAGCGGAGCGCTATGCCTACGCGCGCAAGGTGGCGCTGGGTGAGGTGAACGACCCGGCGTTCCTGCCGATCCTGTTTGAGCCGCAAGAGGGTGACGACTGGACCGACGAAGGCGTCTGGCACCGCCTCAATCCCGGCTTGAGCTGCGGCTTCCACGACCTCGCAAAGCTGCGGATCGACGCGAAACGCGCCCAGGACGACCCGGCGAAGATGTATGAGTTTCGGCAGTTTCACTTGAACGAGTGGTTCGGAAACTCGCGCGATCCCCTCTTCAACTTCCAGACCTATGACGCCAGCGCCTATCCGGCGACCGACCCCCACAAGCTGGAAGAGCTGCCCTGTTACTTAGGTGTCGATTATGCGGCGTCGGGCGACCTCGCTGCCATTGTCGCAGCGTGGGTGCATGACGATGGCCGGATCGAGATAAAGCCGTGGTTTTTCGTGGCCGGGCAAGGACTCGAAGAGCGCCAGCGCCTCGAAGACCTGCCCTATCGGCGCTGGATCGACGAAGGACTGATTACCGAATGTCCCGGCGCTGTGATCCCGCAAGAGACCGTCGCCGACCAGATCACCGAACTTTGCGCCAGCTTTGACGTGCGGCAGGTTCGCTTCGACCCTTGGCACTTCCGGCGCACCGCGACCGATCTGACCGGCGAAGGCGTCCCTATGGTCGAGATGCGGCAGGGTCCGGCGACGATGGGACCGGCCAACGCCGAGCTGGTGAGGGCCGTCAATTCCGGCCTTATCCGGCATGACGGCAACGAGGTGCTGCGAAATCACTTCGCGGGCGTTGCCGCCGTCCGCAAGGACTCTGGCTTGATCTGGTTGAGCAAGGCTGACCCGAAGCGCGGTCATATCGACGGCGCCGTCGCTGCCAGCATGGCCGTATCGTCGGCTTTGGCCGCTGACAACGCGAAATCCCGCTATTCCGACCCCGATGTGCTGGGTCTGGGCTTTATCTAGGAGACAGTGAATGAGTAACGAAGAACGACTGCCCGGCCTTGTGATCGACATTGAGGCCCGGATTAACAAACTTGAAGCGGGTCTGAAGCGCGCCAGCGACCGCCAGAAGAGGGCCGCTGCCGAGATGGAGGCCCGTGCGCGCCAGAGCGCCGAGAAGATCGGGGACAGCTACGCGAAGGTTGGCGACGGCGCTGCCCGTGGGTTCGGGGCGCTGGGTGCCGCCTTCCAAGCCAACAGCTACAAGATCAGCGGCGTCGCAACCCAAGTTGGCGACCTGATGACCCAGATCGGCGGCGGCACGTCCGCGCTCAGGGCGTTCGGGTCGCAGGCCGCGCAGATCGGCGGCTATCTCGGCCCGGTCGGCATCCTTGCCGGAACCGCCGCTGCCGCTCTGATCCCGCTGGCGGCAAGTCTGCTGAAGACCGGCGACGAAGCCGCGACCCTCGAAGACAAGATGAAGGCGCTGAAGGATGCGACCAGCGCCCATGCCGAGGCCGCTGCCAATGCGACCGTGCCGCTGGAAGAGCTGCGCCAGAAATACGGCGACCTCGCTGACGAAATCGACCGCCTCAATGGGGTGCAAGCTGTCGTCACCGGGGCGATGGCAGGCGAGGCACTGAAGGACGCAGCCAAGGGCATCGCATCCGAGTTTGGCGTGGAGCGGTTTGCGGATGATCCGGCAACGGCGCGCTTTGACCGCCTCGCGCGGCACCTGAAGATCACCGAAGACGCCGCGCGTGACCTGGTGAAGGCCCTGTCGGCGGTCAACGACGCCGAGACCCCGCAGCAAGTGCTTGAGGTGGCCGAGGCGCTTTATCAGGCCATGATCGACGCCGCAGGCGGTGCCGACAAAGCTGCCGAGCGCTTCGGTAAGCAATTCAAGGCGGTTGGCGAGCTGGTCAAAGAGGCGAAGAGCCAAGTTGAGACGCTGCGGGCCGAGGATGCGCGCCTGCTGGCCGAATACGACGCCAACAGCGCGAAGATGAACCGCCTGACCGTCGATCGACAGTCTGCCGAACAGAAGCTCACCGAGGCGAAGACCGCCGGGGACGCCGAGCAAGTCGCGTCCATGCGGCGCGTGATCGACGGCATCGACGACCAAATCGCCAAGCTGCGGCAGCTCAAGCTCGAAAGCGATGCGACCTACAAGGCGTTGCGCGAGAACGTAAAAGCGACCGCCGCCGAGATGCTGGCCGCTGGGTTCGAGCGGATCGTCGGCGTTGGTCCCGCCGAATACGCCACGCAGGCGACCGCCGCCGACAAGGGGTTGCTGGACCTGATCGCCAGTAAGGAGGCGAACCCGCGCGACGGCTACAACACGACGCTCGACAATGGGCGCTGGACCGGCGGTTCGCGCGATCTGGTCAACATGAGCCTGAACGAAATCCTCGCCCTCGGGGACACGATGCGGACGCCCGAGAACCGGGCGCTTTATGCTGGCGGTGGATCGTCTGCCCTCGGGCGCTACCAGATCACCGGGCGCACGTTGCGCGGACTTATCAAGTCGCTGGGGCTGTCGGGTGATGAACTCTATGACCCGGCAATGCAGGATCGCCTCGCGATGGAACTGATCCGGCAGCGGCGCCCGCAGGGGGCCGAGGGGATGCGGCAGGAATGGGCCGGGCTGAAGAACGTCCCGACGCATCTGATCGACCATGCCCTCGGGAATACCGCCGTCCCGACGACCGACCCGGAAGTCGCCAAGCGCAACGCCGAGGCGATCAAGCGCGACACCGACGAGCGCGAGCGCAATGCCCAGGCGGCGAAGAAACAAGGTGACGCGATCCAGCGCACCACGCAGGACGCGGCCTTCGAGCAAAGCCTGATCGGGAAATCGGTCGGCGACCAAGCCCGGCTGCGGACCGCCTACCAGATGACGAATGACGTCAAGGCGCAGGGCATCGACCTTAACTCGCGCCTCGCCGGGTCGGAGAAGACCTACGCACAAGCCATCGAAGAGGCAGCCGAAGCGGCAGGGCGACAGGCCGAGGCCGAAGAGCGCGCGAAGAAGGCAGCGGAGGGCGCGAAGGAGGCTGAGGCGAAGGCAAAGCAGGCCACCGAGGCCAGCGCTAACGCCCTGGTCAATGTCTTCGATGCGGCGACCCAGGGTGCCGAGGAACTGAAGAACGCCCTCCTCGACCTCGCCAGGCAGATTCTTCAGCAACAACTTATGGCGGCGCTGATGGGGACGGCAGGGGGTGCGAACGGTCCCCTCGCCAAGGTGGGGACCGTTCTGGGCTTTGCTTCGGGCGGCTATACCGGCGACGGGCATAAGCTCGAACCGGCTGGCATCGTCCACCGAGGCGAGTTTGTAGTGAGCAAGGCTGCCGTCCAGCGTATCGGCGTCCCGGCCCTCGAAGCACTGCACCAGACGGCGCTGCGCGGCTACAGCGGCGGCGGGCTGGTGGGTGACACCGGGCAGGCAAGGAAGGCCGTCAGCGCCTCTCTGGGACGCTCTGCGGGTGCGCCGCAGATCACCATGTCGCCGACGATCAACGTCAACGCGACCGGCGGGACGCCCGAGGCGAACGCGGACCTCGCGAGGCAAGTCTCGGCCCAGACCGAACGCGCCATGCGCGGGCTGGTGCAGGACGAGATCGTGCGCTTGATGCGACCGGGCAATCCGCTGGCGAGGGTTCGGTGATGCCCTTCGCAACATTCACCCCGCCCGTCGCACCGTCGCCCGGCACCACGATCACGCCGCTGGTGGCGCTCAACGAGACCACCTTTGGCGACGGCTACGCGCAGGCGTCTCCGAAGGGTATCAACTCGCTTCGGCGGAAGGTCAGCTTGACGTGGGACGCCCTCACGCCCGAACAGGCCGCGAGATCGAAGGTTTCTTCGCCGGTCAGGGCGGATACAAGCCGTTCTGGTGGACCGTGCGGGGCGATCCGGCGGCGTCCAAGTGGGTCTGCAAGAGCTGGTCGCGCACCGACGCGGCACCCGCGAGCGTCCGGGCCGAGTTGGTCGAGTGGTTCGGGAACGTCGGGTGAGGGTGGCTAAGGCGGCTAAACGGCTAAGCGAGAGAGGCTGCGGATTAGCCGTTTAGCCGGTTTAGCCGCCTGTTTGTCGGGCGCAGATCAACCGGAACGTGTGTCACGCTTTTGGACGTGGGTTGCGCGTGACACAACCGGAACGGGTGTCACGCTTTTGGACGTGGGGGTAGGTTTTCGAGCCGGAACGTGTGTCACGCTTTTGGACGTATATTATATACTTGGTTTAAGATTCTTCTCTTAAAGAGAATATATAAATAGAACGGCCAAAAACGTGACACGCGTGACATACTTCCCCGGCTTAAGCGCAGCACCCGCACCCTCATATCCTCTCATTCTCTTCCCCGGCACACCGCGCGCAGCGCGTCGTCCTTCACAGAGAAGATTGCGGCCCCGGCCCGAAGCGTCCCGCCGGCTCAATTATTCTATCGGCGTATAAATAGACCCCTTGCAATCTCTCATGGCGAGGTCTATCTATAGACCATTGAGAAGGAGAGCCCGATGACTGCCCCCAAGAAACAAGATCACTTCGCTGTCCCTGTGGAGATGGGCGAACGCCTGCGCCAGATCGCGGCGAAGAAGAACCACGCCAGCATCTTTGACCTGCTGTCCGAGTATGTCCGTCAGGAGATCGAAAACGAAACTATCCCGCGCGACATTCCCGGCATCGAAGTGTCCGCTGACGGCGAGGAAGTGCGCATCAGCGCCAACACCTTCGCCCTGGCTGTGCAGCGCCAGCTCGCCGGGGTGATGGCTGATCGCCTGCGCGAGATCGCCACGACCGGCGGAACCGCAGCGGTTGGCGATGCAGTGATGCGCCGCACCGGCAAGCACGGCCTCAAAATCGAACGCGCCGACAATGGCGCGTTCCTGGGTCTGTCTGACTCGACCGCGAAGGAACTGGCCGACCTGATCGCGGACGCAGCGAAATGACCCACGACCAGCTCATGGGCGCGCTGGCGACCATCGGCACCGACGAGCCGTTCCCCGACCATCTGTTCCCTGCCGCCCGCCCGCCGATCAAAGCCAGCGCACCGAAATGGGAGCGCGCGCCTTATCAGGGCCGCACCCGCATTGACCATCAAGGCGTGTGGGACGAACTGCCGCCCGACCAGGAACCCCGGTCGGGCGACCATTTGGACGGCGATGACGTCTGGTGGCGTCCCCGCCCGACTGTCCGGTCGAACACGACGCCGAAGGACAAATACGAGAACTCGGTCGAGTTGCGGGTGAAGGCGCGCAAGAAGGTCGAAGAACTGGCGGCGACCCTTCCCGAAGATCACCCGGACGTGATCCGCGCCCGTGATATTCTCGACCGCTGCCACCGTTCTTCGATGGCCCTGCTGGCCGAGCTTGAGAAATGGCAGGAAGACGGCCTCGACCCAGAACTGACGAAATCCGCTTTTGTCGAGTTGGACGTATCCTCGCCAGAGGGCCGCAAAGCTGTCGATAAACACCGCAAGACGCCGATCGGTCGCAAGAAGCGCAATGATAATCGCCGGAAAGTGCGTTCCACGCCGAACGCTGACCTATCCGGCGCCACCGAGGCAGAAAAGGCGGAACATAAACGGCGTCAGGCAGCCGACCGGCAGCGGGCGAAACGTGCGCGCGATAATGCAGCGAAAGAAGCCGCCGCGTCTGGCGATCTTTCTGCCGCAATTAGCTAACTAGCTATTGAAGGACTCTAGCTCGACCCCCAAATACGACGAAGCGATCATTCGGCTAGTGCGCGAGGTTGGTATTTCCTCATAACCCCGAACCGATCTGGCAGCTCTTCTCCCTGCGCGAGATCGACCAACAGCCCCGCCCGAAACGGCGGGGCTTTTGATTGCGCGAATGGTAAGCAATTGCTTAGGTCCGCATTGCGAACTTTGTTTTGTCTTGCGGCTGATTCGTGGAAATGCGAATCTGCTGCATCCGAACAAAGAGAGAAGCCAATGAGCTATTCACCGACCGAAGCCGACCAGAAGATCGCGAATGACCTTTTCGCGCTCACCGAGAAGATGGACCGCAAGCAGGCCGAGACGATCTTCGCCGTGTTCGCCGCGTCCAGCGCCGAGAACGTCGCAGCCGCCCGCAACCTGATTGCCGAGTATCGCAAATGA